TCCGATATTCGGTACTTCTCGTGCCGTCCAAGCGGCAGTCATTCCGCTACTGCTATCCAAATTAAAATGAACAAACGTCAATCCGGACATTGATAACGTTCTGGATCGAACCATATCGGATGAATTGCCTTCAATCGTTGTGATATTGGAACCGTCACACGATGCAACTATACCTACATGATTTGCCCAATCCGAACCATTGTAATTTATTAAAAACAAATCACCTGCTTCGGGATTTTTATTGGTGAAAACCTCACCATGTCCCTGATTTGCATAATGTGCAAAATAACCGGCACTTGCCGTTTTAGGCATTATGTCTGTTGTAATACCTGCTTTATCCGCACACCACGAAACAAATACCGCACACCAAGGATAATTACTTCCGTCTACTTCGTGTCCGTAAAACCATGTATTATATTTGACGTTATTCGTTCCGTTTTCCTTTGTGCCGTTTTCAGCCTGTGCAATTTTAACTAAATCCTGTCCACTTGCCATATTTAATCACCAAATGCTCCGGCTTTGTCTAAAATAACTAATATGCGAATCATATTCTTTGTCAGTCCCAAATCGTCATCATCAATACCGGACAAATAACCCTTTTTCTTGATTTTTTCAATCGTTGGTGCAGCCCAATCAGGAATACTGTCAACGGTATAACCCTCAAAACCGTTTGCATTATCTATCATCACGCACATTCTGATAATGTCCATAGTCAATCCCAGCTCGTTATCACCTGTGCCGTTCAGATAACCCCTATCCATTAGTTTTTGGATTGTCGGCTTTGCCCACGAGGGCATATTATCGTCCATATAATTATAGATTTTTTCGTTTTCCAATGAATCCAACCGTTTTTCGACTGCGTCCATTCTTGCCGCCAAATCATCTAACTGTGCCATATTTGTATCCTC